ACTCATAGAAAGTATCTTGACAATCAATTATTTCATTCAGTTTTTGTATTTTTTCACTACTTGTAAAACCTGTGAGACCACCTGGAACATATCCGTCCCAATCTAAACCAAAATAATAAGAACTCGCTAATAAATTTTTTCGTCTTACATCAACTGTATTTGTATTTGGGTCAACACCTGAGCCCGTCCACCCATATTCCCTAACGTTTGGAACAAGAAAATAAGCTCTTCTAGTTTGTTCTGTTAAACTTGCAGGTTGTTGCCATTTAACTTTGAACCTATATTTTGCCTTGGTTGGTATACCAACTGCAGGGTCATTGGATAAAGTTTTTTCACCGAACTCATTGGTCACATAATAATCCAAATTCATTGGTAATTCTGTTAACCAAGCTCCACTACCGTCAATAATATTTCCAGCCTGTTCTAATTGATATTGTTCTAATATTGGATTACCGTTTGAATCTTGTTGTATTGTTTGTCTAATTGCTAATATTTGACCTGGAGATGTTGTAAGTCCACATAGATTACCCATGTTATCTCTTGGTTTACAATCTCTCTTTAATCTAAAATTGTCAGCAGATGAAAATATTGAACCCATAAAAACAGATGTTGGTTCAATATTAATATTTGCATCATCCCTTAAATCAAAATCAAGTCGGTTAACTGCAATTTGGCACAAATCAGGGTCTCCCCACAATGGAGAAACCTCAACGATTTTCACAAGGTTTATAATTTGAGGTAATGAATTCAAATCACTTGACGTTTTAAATCTACCTCCCGCTACTTGAGCTTCAGTTGCTCTCCCCATTCTTATTAGGTCTTGAGGTGTTAAAGAAAACTCTCCGATATCTGACAAGTCAACATCCATGACTATTGTTTGAGCCCCTAATGGAGCACCCATAATCATGTAATCACCACTGTCATTTGTTTTTGCCGTGAATTTATAGTACTTGTCATATAGTTCTACCGCTGTAAAACCTGTTAAAGAATCCGCTCGTGATGGTAGTGTACCTGTAGCTGCGTGTGTTGAATATGATTTTTCGTATGGTAACAGATTATATCTATATCCGTCCTCATTCTTATCTGTTGGCGATTTGTATGGGTAAATTGATGAAATGACTGGATTAGATTCATCAACATTTTCAATTGGAATGAATACAGAAACTCTAGCATTTGGAATACCAAAACCATTATTTGCGGTTACTCTCCCAACTAAAACTCCGTAGTTTGCACAATTTCTTGTGTAGATGTCAGCCTGTTGAATTTTTAAAGATAAAATCTCCAAGAATTCAAAGTCTTGTTCTAAGTCTACATTAATTGCTTTATTAACACCAAGTTCAGTTCTTATTCTGTAAGATTGACCCATTAATACCTTTTCTTATAAATAGTTTATGTGTTATTTTTAAAGGTGCACACATACACAATTAAAGTATAAGTCAAATGAATAATAAATAAATGTGTTAAGAGAATGTTACTGATTGGAAATTCTTAACCGAAACTTTAATATCTTTATTTGGATATCTAATTTGATACACCTGAGATGGTTGTGCAAAAATTGTATCATCAACAGGTGCAATTTGTTTTGTTTCAGGGTCAGAATATTCCATTGAAGTTTCTGCAGATGAATATTGTCCACCAACTTGATTATAGATACTTAATCCTGCTACAGTTAAAACACCATTTTGGTTTTGAATAATACTACTTAACTCTGATAGATATACGTTTTGACCAAGTTGTCTTACTTGTGGGTCAAAGTAGGTTGATACTTTATCAATCACATTTGTAATAATTTGTCCTGAGTTTTGAGCTGAGTCTAAAACAATAGAAACTTCAACGCTTAGGTCAATAACTTCAGCCGTTAATATTGAAATGTAATCATTCATCATTCTATAGTTAGACAAATAATTGGCTACGTTTTGTCTTAAAGTATTTGAAACAATACTTGTAAGTTTACCTGATGTATCATAAGATAACAATTGAATTAATATCTTATTATCATTTTCTGTTACAGATACTTTTGCAGGTGCACCAAATTCAGATGGCATGTTTCTTATGATTGACTCATAATCTTGGACAGTCACCGCTCTTTTTTGCGCTGAGAAATTAAATGAAACATAATTTCTAATTTCTTCTAATGAAGGAACCCCTGCTCCACCAACAGCGGCAGTTACGTTATTAGCTCTTAATGAATTGACTACTGAGGAGTTTGTTAATTCTGAAGGACCATTAACATATAATGAAACTGTACCAATTTGGTTAATAACGTTTGTTCCCAAGTTTGTTGCTAAACCCCCACCAACTCTATATTGAATAAATAATGTTGAGTTAGGTGTTAGGGTTGAACCTAATGAAAAGTTATTTGAATATCTTTGTAAATCTAATGTTGTTCCTAAAGTTGTGAATTGGTCAAGAGCGTCTTGGGCTGTATTTGTTCCACCACCAAATGTCATTTTCTTAAATCCTTCTGACGTATATTCACTCATGAATCTGTTTGAAGTTTGAATATATCTTCCAACTTTAATTCCTGGTTGGTCAGATACTTTAGTTGGGTCTTCAACAAATATTCTGTCTTCAGCCAAAGCATCTACCTCATACCATCTATTGGCAAGACCTAAAAATTCTGCAGCTGTTGGTATGTTTGTATACTCCGTTCCACTTTTAAGTAGAACACTTGTAATTCCAAGAACATTTTTTTCAGGTAAGAATAATTCAAAGAATGGTACTACATCATTTGGTGTGATAACTTTTTTGAAAACTTTTGTAATACCATTAACAACTAATTCTCTCTTGGTAATTGTATAGTTTACTAATACGTTGTTGGCGTTGAAGTTAGGTATTTTTAATCTATTTGGAAATCCTTGAGCATTGTATGGTGATGAGAAATCAACATCATAAATGTTTTCAAATACTATTCCCGCACCTGTAACTTGAGAACCTCTTGTCAAAATTCCAAGATATCTCTCATCTTCCTTGTCACCATAAGCGGGTACTGTTATTGAAAAATCAACAAGAGCAACTGAAGGTCTCTGACCAGGAAGTTTTAATCCATAAGTCCTGGCGATGTTATAGATTGATGACCTTTGTTGTGCATATTGAAGAACTGTTTCTTGAACACTTCTATCAATTTGGTAATTTAAATTATCCGCCACCGCAGCATTCAAATCAATAAAAACTGAGAATACAGAAGCATCATTAAAATCTTGAATTAATTCAGGATAATAAGTTCTCACATAATTGAGAAGTTCGGTTCTTATACCTTCAAAGTCTCTGGTTGTGTATGATATTTTACGATTTGCCATTACTATTAAATATTGATAATAACGAAATCACTTTGTGCAAATGTGTTTTTGTTATTTGAATAATCTATCTTGATTTTAGCGGTATATTCTGCCGTTCCTTTACCAGGGAATCTATATATTGGTGATGATGATGTTCCGAAAACAGCTTGTCCTGTATCTAAGTCATACTCCTCCTGTGGGTCTAATGGTGTAATTGTTATATTATTCAGGAGTAAGTTTGGCATGTATTTTGCAACAGCATCTCTAATATCTGATTGTATTGCATCAAATGTTAATCCATCAAAAGGTTCAAAAATGAACTCATATAATCTTGTACCAAAATCAGGCAAGAAATATCTTGAGCCCTTCCTTGTTAAAAGAAGATGAATTAAATCAGATTTAATTTCTTCAGATTCAAATTCAGTAAGTGCTAAGTAATCCCCTTGAGTTGAGTTTCTAAAGGGGAAATACAAACCATATGTTATCCCATCTGCCATATGAGATAAATATACTTAGATTATTTTTTTATTAAAGTGTTACCTTTTTGGGCCATCGGCTCATAGGGACAGTGCCTGCAACCATTCCCGCAACAGTATCCTCTGTCTATATGGTATTGTTCAGTAAAAACGGTTCTACCGTTTTCTTCATAAAAATGAGAAGGGAGAAGTTTTGGCTTCTCCCTCTTATTATTATCTGTTTCCTTTAATTGAATAGTAGATTCCATTAATAATGTTTTGGACT